TAAACTCAATGTCATTTTCCTGTCTGTAAATCTTTTCAAGATAGCAAACTTTAAAGTCTAGCATATCCCATGTGCTGGCGTTAAACGTATAATTGTTTTTACCACTTTTTTCAACTGGAGGGAGCTGATACATATCTCCGCAGATTATGACTTGAATACCGCCGAAGGGCTTGTCGTTGTTGTGAATAAATCTCAAAATTTCATCGACTAAATCAAATCTGTAATCGTGCAACATACTTATTTCGTCAATGATTAGTATTTCAGCAGTGCTTAACCGTTCAAAAGTAAACTTGTTATTTTTTAATTTCCACAAATCTTCTATTTCCAATTTGTCTTTTATGCCTATTCCAGCCCATGAATGAATTGTATTGCCTCCGATATGAGTCGCTGCAATACCCGTACTTGCGGTAATTGCAATGTTCTTACCCTGTTTTTCAAGTGCTTCTATTATCTTGTTCAGAGTAAAAGTTTTTCCTGTTCCTGCTCTTCCAGTAAGGAATATATTGTGTCCGGCTAGAGCAAGCTCTATTGCTTTTTCTTGTGTCATGTCGCTTCTCCATTTACTTCTATTGCAAAATTTTTAAGCTTTTCCCATTCTTCTTCTGTAAATTCGGTATCTGCACCATAATCTTTACCGTATCTAATATTATCAGATCCTTCGGCTTCAAAAACATATCTGATATATTTTTTCAAAAGTTCTTCAGAAGATTGATGTTTATTAAAATATTCAGATACGACTTTTTTTAATTCTATTATTTTATCATCTTTATCTTTGTTTAGTTGCTCTAAAGCTTTCTCTCTCTCTTCCAGAGCATTAACATAATCCTCCATTTCGGGAATTAAACCGCCGAAGTGACGAATTGCTTCTTCTCTGTATTCGTAAAATTTCTGCTGCATAATTTGAAAATCTGTCATATTCCTTCCCTCCATTTTTTCTTTTTACAGTCTATAATTGTAGTCTGGCATACGATATTATCGACACTCCTGATCTCTTTATTACACTTTACATCACCGGCTTCAGTACAGTCGATAAAGTTCTTACAACCAAAACACCGGACTTTTTGACTGTGGGTTACGGTTGTCATTCTTATATCTCCCACTTATTAGATTTATCCCAAGCCTTTTTAGCTTGTTCCTGCGGTATCACCGAACCTTTAAACTCTTTTACAAATTGATTTGTAATGTCGTTAATATTGACAATATTCTCTCTGAGTTCTTTACTTGTAAATATTGCATCTATTTTGCCTTTGACATCGGGAAAACCTGTTAGATTAGTATTTGCAAAGAAAAAATCTTTACCTTCGACCTGATAAAGGCAACCATCGTCCTGATGTTCGATAAGGACGGCATTACAAGCTGTTAAAACCGAAGGGTTAAAAATATGCTTGTCACATCCCGAATTTAAAAGGCTATCTTCTATTATTGTGTCTGTGGCAAGGCACATGCTTTTACCGCCGTCAATACATTCCCTGTAACGGCACGTTTTACAGTGTACGTCTGGAAAGTCGCCGTCATGGCATATGCCTTTGTAATCACACCATCCGCACTGAAAAAATTCTCTCTTCTCTGATATACGGGCTGGCAATACAAAATTATCAAATATAAGCTGTTGCGCTTTATCTATAATCATTTCTGCATAAGACCTACTGTAATCAGTACGAACAGAAGTGTAATCTCTACCACCAGGGGTTTCCACAGTCAAATAATGCCGGTCAAGTTCGGTATAATGACAGTAACATTGGGCTTGTGCATAATAGACGATATCCCATTCTTTGAGCGCATTTTTTTCGCCTTTCTCCGCTTTTAATTTATTTAAAAGATCAAATTTTTTTTGATTAACCGCTTTATTCTCCCAAATATGCCATTTGGAACTTTCCTTCAGACCTCTTATAACACCGTCAAGATGCCCCCGAAAATGAGAAAGTAAACCTTCAACTGCAATTTGTTTTGTCGGATCTTCTGAATCAGTAGTAATAAGTTCTATAAATGGAAGCATTCTCAGTCTTTCGACCATTATGTCTTCCTGTTTAAAACCGTCACTTATAGCCCGTATGCCTGAAGCTGGAATTTTTCGTTTAGTAACATTTCTAAAATCATAAAAAACTTTTCTCCAGCATTCGTGACCCACGCTTGACATTCCCATATAATTTCTGGGGCGTTCAAGTTGTTGCTGTAATTCAAGAGCCTTGTCGATTTCAGCAAGTGTTTTATTTTCTGTAACGTATTCTAATTTAGCCATATATTTCTATTCTCCTTTTTTATTTTTATAATCTTTAACATAAGCCCATTTGAAACCACCAGCGGTTTTTCTTTTACCTCTACAAGATTCGCTTATACTGGAATTACATATACTTAATTCTCTTTTAATCCCTATAATTGAATCCCATTTTTTAATTATTTCATTTGTGTTGATGTCAATTTGATAAACTTGGATAGATGAAGGATTTAACCCATCTCTTTTACCCCACCAATAACATTTTTCACCTTTTCTTTGTTGACTATTTGATATATGCCTGTGTTAAAGTTTTTGTTTTCCATGAATCACTTCTAAATTATTCCATACAAAAAGTCAATTAAAATATTTTATAATTTTAAAAAAAAATGTATTGACTTTTTATTGTATAAAAATCAATGATATTTTTATCAAAAAGTAAGGAGGTATATTTTGTCAGAATCAGATGATAAAAAAGTTCAGCTTGCTGTTTATATTGAACCGAAGCAAAAAACTGAGATTGATGACTATATTTACGAAAAACGAATCCGACCTTTTCAGGATGGTTATCGTGAAATCGTAAAGTTGGGCTTCATTGAGTTTAAGAAAAAAGGAGGAAAAATCAGTGGATGAAAAGGAAAAGGAGAAGCTTTTTAACGATCTTATAAAAGCTAAAAAAGCAGAAGATCAGGCAAAAGACAAGCGTATTGAACTGGAAGAGGAAATTGCAGAGCTTTACACGGATCAAATTGACGGAAAAAGTAAGACTTTTAATGAAGTAATTGGTAAAAACAAGTTTAAAATTACCGTTTCTAAAACAGTAAATGTTACTTTTGATCAGGACGCTTATGCAAAAACAAGACTTAATATTCCCGAAGATCTGAGACCGGAAAAAATTCAGTACAAGCTTGACGGTGAGGGAATGGCGTGGTTAGCAGTAAATAAGCCTGAGTTATACAGAAGTGTTAGCGATTGTTTGAGCGAAAAGCCTGGTAAAACCGGCGTTAAGATTGAAAAAATTTAAAAGGAGGAAAAAAGTAAATGGCATTTAGTTTAACAAAAGACGTACAAAAAGGTGTCCAGCACAAGGCTCGTAAAGTCGTGCTGTATGGTATGCCGAAGCTTGGGAAATCGACTTTAGTCGGGGCTACAAAAAATGCGTTGATGATCCCTACCGAAGACAGGGTCAGCCATATAGACTGTGCGAAGACTCCGGTAGTAACAAATTATATGCAGGTAATTGAAGTTTTCGATTCTCTTATCAATGAAAATCACAGTTTCAAAAGAGTTATAATAGATTCTATAGACTGGCTAGAGCCTTTGATATGGAATCACCTTTGTGAAAAGCATAACTGGAAAAGTATTACCGATGATCACAACAAGGAAACTGCGTTCAGTAAAGGCTTAAAATATCATGCCGTAAGTGCGTGGAAATCGTTTCTTCATAACTGTGATGTTCTCAGAGACAGTGGTATTGACGTAATTCTTGTCAGTCATGCACAGACTATAAAAGTCAATCCTCCGGACGGTGACGAGTACGACAAATATGTCATGAAAATTGACAAAAATTCTCTGAGTGTTGTCGAAGAGTGGGCTGATATTATCGCTTTCTATTCAAAAGAAATTTTCGTCCAGAAGTCTGGAAATGCTTTAAAAACTACTGGTAAGGCTATTACCACAAACAACAGGCTTCTAAAACTTGCTGGTGAAAGTGCTGCTATGATATCAGGTAACAGTTTCGGTCTTAACGATATTACAGTAGAACTTGAATCATGCGCTGAAATCATGGAATGGATTTTAACCGGTCCATACGATGAGACTCAAACAAAATCAAATAAAAAAGGAGATAAATAATTATGGCACAACTCGGTGGAAATTACGTTCCAGATCCTAACGAAACAGAGGAAAGTTTTGACCTTGTTCCAGCTGGGGAGTATATCGCAGTCATAAGCGCAAGCGATTATATACCCAACAAAAAAGGTACGGGTATGATTCTTAAACTCACATGGGATATACTTGATCCTGAAGAGTTCGCAGGGCGCAAGGTTTTTGAAAACCTTAACCTCGAAAATGAAAATGCGGTAGCTGCTCAAATTGCAAAGAAGAGCTTGAACAGTATTTGCCTAGCTGCAGGAGTTCAAGCAGTTCAGGACAGCGCACAGCTTCACAGTATTCCTATGATGCTTGATATCGGAGTCAAGGCAGCGCAAGGCGATTACGAAGCTCAGAACCGTATCAAAAAACACTTGCCCGTAAACGGCGCAGCTCAGCCAAAACCAGCGCAGACACAGACCGCAGCAGCTCCAGCAACAGGAGTTAAAAAAGATCAGCCGTGGAATAGAAATAAGTAAAAACAGGGGGAGTTTTCGGACTCCCTTAAATTAAAAAGGAGGTAAGATGAAAGTTTTAAAAATGATTGTTTTTGATTTTGCGCTGATAGCTCTTGTTATTCTCATAGGCTTGATGTTCCCTGAGTACCGATGGTTTGTTAATTTCTTAATAATTACAGCCTCAGTCTTACTAGCTTTTATAAGTATCGGTGGCTTAGCTGACGAAAGTGTTAAAGACGAGTTGTTTAATGCTTTTAATAAGAAAAGCTATTACAATACAAAGTGGTTCAGGGCTTATGATGCAATAACTGATTTGATAATGATTGCAAGCCTGGTTTATTTTCAATTTGTACTTGCGACCATATTTTACTGTATTTCAAAAATGTTTTTAATTGTGCTTAAAAAAGGCTATAGAGAACATAAAGCAGAAGAAAAAAGTTTTGAATAAAATTTTCATCACAGCCCTTTGCTATCCGGCGAAGGTCTGGGATGAGAGTTTTTAAAATAAAAGAGAGGGGTGAAAAGTAATGGAAATTGAAAAAATAGTAGAAAAGAAG